TATGTGGTATGCCAAACTATACCAACCTTTGCGGTATTGAAAATACGACCAATATCGCTATTAACAGGTGCAGCATAAACGATAGTGTTAGGCTGAAAAGTATAGTATTTTTCCCCATCAATCGTGCTTTTTTCGAGATCATCAGTGAACATAAGATCACCTTGAAGTACGCCCGTAATTCCCAATTTTGAAAACTCTTGTAATGCGACTTTAAATTTAGAATTGAGGGTGCCGGATAAATCATCATCTATTTCTCCTTCAGTCTTATATAACTTTGGATTCACATTGAATACTGACTTCTTTGCAACGAAAAACTTATCATCTTCTGGGTCTATCCCTGCGAATATGGCAGGGGCACCATCCCACTTCACTGTCATATTGACAGCACTGCGATTTCCACCAGCAAGCATGTCTCTCAATGAGCGTAGGAAGTTAATAGCAGCCCGTCCACCATCAACACCAAAGTTAAGGATTTCATCCTCTAGGTGTTCAAGGTGAAGGTTTTTTCCTGCTTTATCTTCTGTGAGCATTTCTTTAAATGATATCATTTCTTTCTGCTTTTATTTTTAATAGCTAATTTTACTTTTTTAAAATTAACTTTTATAAATTCTGGCTCTATCGTTTTTCGTCCTTCAATTGGATAGATAGAAAGTCTAGTTTTTTTAACGCCAGCATCGTTACGATCTGGTCCTTTATACATTGCCATCAATACAGGTTCATATCCTCCCGTTATATCTTCACCGTTATATAGGACATGATTTGCTGTTAGTTTTCCACCGTTAAGTTTAATCGGACCTTGAACAACTATAGATACATTCTGTTTTCCTAGTTCTTTACCAGATTTATTACCATATACAGCTTTCTTTTGTAAAGATTTATCCTTTATTTTACGGTATAAAGTAATAGTATTTGGCAAACCATCAGGAAATTCTTTTTTCAAATCTGATATAAAAGATTTTGTTTCTCTGTGATTAAATATATCAGGTTCTCTTTTTTGAGACATTCCACCCCACTGTTGATGGTCATTAGCACTTCTCCCATTTTTATGTGATATCCAAACTACTTCATTACCTTCTGTATCAAGTAAATGAAAGTCTGATTTGGGGGTGCCAGGAGTTGTAACAGCAGCAGTAATTTCGTGTTTAGTGCCATTAACGTCAATAGTTACAGTTGCTTTAGATGATTTTTCAATTTCTGATATGATTTGATCTTGTAAAGATTTCAATTCAGCATCTTCTTTAGTAGTGCCAGCACCGGCACCTTTACCGCCAAATTCTGCTGTTTTTGCAATATCTGTTAATTTATAATTATTACCACTAGAATCTTTAAAGATAACATTAAAATCTTCACTTTCAATCTTATCATAAACCTCTTTATCGTAAACAAATTTCACGGGGTCTGGAGAGGTTTTTAAAATAAACTCTTCTTTATTCTTATATTTGTCAAGAAAATGATTACGGCGATTAGGATATTTTTTAAGTGTAGCACCTGATAGCGAGGTCCACTGTTCAGAGAGCAAACCTTGAATCCTGTCCACATGATTGACATAAGACTCTTGGACGGGCCTTACTTGTCTGACATAGTTTTTAATACCCATCAATCGCTCCATGTAAAATAGTTAATAGTATTTATAAAGATTAGGAAATCAATTGTCAAGTCTTTCTGTTAAAATAAATTTGCGAGAAGGGTCTATCATCAAGTTAGCTTCTTTCATAAAATCTCTATTAATTAATAGAGGTGCTTTATTACCTCTATCATCTATGGTAAATTTCATATTTTTATATAGTTTTCCAGCAAAAGTAAAATCTAGTAGTATAACTGGTCTAAGTTGTGTTCTATCATCATCTCCAAATCTAGATGCAGTAACTTCAACCATTTTTTCTAATTTTGAAATCATCTTTATACCATTTATTTCCCAATTGATTTCTTTTCCTTTTACTTCAAAACTATCAGCATGAATTGCAGATTTTGAATTGCTATTACCAGTATCCATTTTTCCAACTAGTTTACCTATTTTTTTATGTTCAAATGTTTCTACAACACCAGCAATATTAGGAGTTTTCCACCAATTTTCCTCATTCATAAAGTTTTTTAAAATGTGTGTAGTTACATCTTTTTCAGTTGCTTCATCAAAACCAGAAGTGCCTGGTGAACTATTAATCTCTAAAATATGGGGGCTATCTTTTTCTCTATCTTTTGCAGCAATAAAATCTACACCCACCCAAACTGCATTTACTGCTTTTGCAGCTCTAATACAATCCTCTTTCTCTTTATCTGTAAGTTCATATTTTTCTACTTTTGCGCCAAGATGCACATTTGATCTAAAATCACCCTTTACTTTTTTTCGTTTCATAGAACCAACGATTTCATTATTTAAAACCATAACACGAACATCGCCGTCTGTTTCAATATATTCTTGTAGGATCAACCCAATCTCTGCATTAATTTTAAACAATAGTTGTACCATTGACTCAAGAGACTTTTCAGATTCTACAAACAATACACCAACACCCTTTGTGCCTTGAATAGTTTTTAATATAACTGGATATGTTGTATTAAGTTTTTCAAAAGCAACTTTAGCACCATTTTCATCTGGAACTAAAACTGTAGGAGGCGTTGACAAACCAACTTCAGCTAAACGAAGTGCAGTTCTATACTTATCAGAACATATTTCCATACACTCTCTAGAATTAGAACAAGTATACCCAGCACGTTCTAGTTGAGATAATAAATCTTTCCAAGATTCACGAGCATTAACTCCACCTCTAACTATTATTAAGGTATCATCTGTAGAAATTTCAAATCCTTTTTCATCAGAGGCATTGTGAATACGTCTTGCATTATCATCAAGAGTAATATAAGCACCCTCAATAAAAACAATATAAGATTCAATTCCTAAAGATTTAGCAGCCTTTTCAAATTTACTAGCAGTAACTAATTTGTTTTGTGCTGGGTTATCTTTAGGTTTTCGTGTAAGAACGACAAGCTTATATTTTTTGTCTTCTTTTTCCTCTGTGATAAAAGATTTGAACTGTTCCATTAGGCCTCTTTCTTTTTACCAATATTATACTTAGTCTCTAAAGTCCACTCACTTTTTTCACGAAAAGATAAAACCTTAATTTGACTAAGAGGTGCAACATTAGATGCATCACCCATAATAGAAATCAAACCCCAATCTTTAAGTAGGTTAGAAATAGTGTTTCTACGTGCAATATCGTTTTCACTTAGATTTGTTTGTTTTCCATCTAAAGCAAACAACTCTTTAAAGTGAACTATATAATACTTACCTTGTTTATGAAGTATGTGGCATGATTGGTATAGCTTTCGTTCTTTTCTACTCGCAACACCAATTCGTGATAGTGTCTCACGAACTTTCAAAAAATCGTCAGGTTCTTTTAACCCAACTTCTAACATATGTTCCTGCGTCCAATTAACTTCTTCCATTTTGTTTTCCACCTTTATTTAATTTTTGTTTTATGGTGGCGATTTGGTCATCATTTAGTATAGTAAGAGCTATCTTTGCTTTATTGTTATTGTATCCATAAAACTCTTTAACATACTCTATATCGTCTAACTTTTTCGCCTTCACCCAAGGAGTAAATCTTTTCCTTGCACGTAAACTATTTATTAAAAAGTCAAACTGAAGTTTTTTGTCTATATTAGGATATTGGTTCATTTCGTTAACTAACAGAATAGTGTCTTGAAATGGAGCTAGACACTTGTTTACGATGAACGGTGAATACTTTCTCTCCCATTCTTCATCTTCTGTATCCATTAACTTTTCTTTTGTATGGTTTATGGCGTTAAGATAGTCTTTTAATTCATACATTAATCTCTAAACCCTTCACCTTTACGGAAGTGATTTAATCGGTGACGAAATACTGTCCAACATAGCTCAAGAAAACTATCTGCTGTATACGTTCCACTCTTTACTTTCAACTCATACATCGTATGCTTCTTCCCATGTCATCATATTACTATCTGACATATCATCCTGATTTGCTTGTTCTAACATAATTAAGTCTTGTCTCAGTTTGTCAGATTTAATATTCCATATATTTTCAGTTCTAGGTTTATCTAGTATGCAAAACCAGTACGCAATTTCTTCAGCCTGATCACCTATCAAGTCTTTAACACCTTGACGGTCTTCTACTAAACCATCATCTGGCCTGAAGTATACAGTTCCATATACAGAATGAAATAGACCAGCATCTTGTAGATACTGTGGAGCTCCCATCTCTTTTAACTTTTCACTGGTTCCTATTAGATGTTCTAGTAGTGTTGCACCACTATGCTCAATTTTGTCAGAACCTATACTTTTAAGAAAATCAATTTTCTTTGTAAAAGTCAAGTCTGTCACGATTTGCATCCTTTACATTGCACTTAAAAACAACTACATTTCTAAGTTCATAACACTCTCTAGATACAGGCATAGCTTTATGATCCAGATATGCATCAAATACCACTAATCTATTACCCTTGTATGGAACTAGTTGTCCGTCAATCAAAGTCCCACCACCCCATGCATCACTTTTCCAATCAAGCCTTGGATAATAGATCATGGTAAAATCTCCATCATCTGTATGCATATGTGGTTCTAAACCATGAGTGTGAGCATTACAATAAATTCTTACATACTTCTCTACCATATATTTATCTTTAAAACCAAATTTAATTTTAAAGAGATCAAACATCTCATCAGCCCAATCATATCCAGCAGTATCACATTCCTCTTTGTTATGACCACATAGAATATGCCAGTGTTTATTTACCTCTTTTGGATTTGAATGATAATCATATTTCCAACTAAGTTGTTTCATATTATTATCTAATATGATAGCATTATGCTCTTCAAAAACATCGTCATATATGTCTATGACTTTACTCATTTAAACTTACCTCTTGCCATGATCTCTGTCAGACACGCAAGAAGATTTATCTCTTGATCGGCAGTAAATGCTGCTTTATGTTGATACTCAGCCAATACAACGACAACATGAGGTATAGTACTATGATCAAGAAAAGTATAAAGGTTATCGTAAATACTACGGAAAAGCCGTACAGAATCCATATCAAGATTATTAACAACCCATCTACGAACATTTGTAAACTCCTTTTCTTTCATAAACTTCATAAGTTCTTTAATATTTATCTCTGCCATATCAACTAGGATACCAGCATCAATTCTACCAGAAATAGAATACCTTTGCAGTTCGTTTAGAATACGCCGCCAATCTGGAAAGTGTCTTTGTATAACTTCAACAAGAACTTTCTTATCATACTCTACACTCTCACTCTGTAGAATAAACTCCACACGTTTCATGAAGTCCATAGCAAGATTTGGTTTTTCAGACTTTGGAATCATAAAGTCAATCACACTACAACGAGAGTGTAATGGTTCAATCAATCTATTCTTGTAATTACAAGTCAGAATAAATCCACAGTTCTTATGAAACTCTTCCATGAAACCACGTAAGGCTGGTTGAGTAGATTGTGGATTTAGATAGTCTGCTTCATCAAGTATTAGATACTTTCTACCACCTTCGAGAGATACAGTAGATGCAAAGTTTTTAATCTTGGTTCGGAGAACGTCAATACCAGACTCCTCTGAACCATTGACCATCATAGATGTTGCACCAATTTCATCCAGTACAGCCTTTGCAATAGTTGTCTTACCAACGCCTGGACCACCAGATAGAATTATATTTGGAACATTACCAACTTCTACAAACTCTTTAAATGTATTTTTTAGAGACTCTGGTAGAATACAATCATCAACAGTTTTAGGGCGATACTGCTCTACCCATAAAAATGTGTCCATGATTAATTACCATAGGACGACTCAGGTTCTAGGGCAATAAAGTATTCAATATCAAAATTAGAGTTTTTAAAGTAACTGATTTTCTTTGCAGAAACTTGGACATCATAACTTCCTTGAAGTAGTTTAAGATTCTCTACTTTAAACCAGAACTTATAAGCCTCTGCTGCATCATTACTCTGAACAACTTGAGTAGAGTAACTATTCGCAGTATCATTCTTTTTATCTGTGACACGAAGTTCACCAGACTCAAGAACCATATCAGGAACACCGATAACAGCTGCAGCCTTTGTTACTTCAGATAGAGTATCACTGGATAAGTTAAATTGAACTTCACTAGAAGGCATTGTAACTTCTTTAGTTGGGGAAGTAACAACAGAGGGGTCAGAGTACCAATACTTCAAAGATTTGCCATTAGAACCATCTTCAGTCATAACAACATAATTATCATTGAAATCTAGATTTGGATTTGTAAAGAGGGATAGTGCTGATAGGAATTCATTCAAATCGTAAATAGCAAATTCTTTTTCAAATTTCTCTTCTACTGTCGCTTTTGCAATAATGTTTTTCATTGCAGACATAGTAGAAATAGAGCTACCTTCTTTAATTACAAGGTTTTGATTAATAGTTGAGAAGTTCTTCAATACATTAATCGTTTCGTTAGTTAGTTTCATTTTCACTTTTCTCCATAATATCGTGATTGTGTAAAGCTATAATACCATAATGGATGACCTTTAGCAAGTCCCTTTTATTATAACCATCTTTTTTTCCATATCGTTGTGCGTATTTCATGATGTTGCCGATACAGAAACCTTCACCATGTCCACCGTCAATAATGAACTCTGTAGCTTGAAAGTGGTTCGTGCTATAGTGTTCATTATATGTCGAGTCGATATACTCTTTCAATTCTTTAAGAGCATTATTCTCATTATATTTGTAATTAATTATTGTACTTCTCCAT